GAGATCATCAACTGTAAAAATACTACCACCAGTAACTTACCAAGCTAATGCCGTATTTGAAGTCAATAACGAAACATTAGAAGATGTTACGGGCTTGTTAAATAGTGAAACATTTAATAGAACAGTATTCTTTGATGTTGGGACAACTGGCAGCATTTTTCAAAATATATTCTCCGTGCCAAATGCATCTTTAAGAAGCCAATCAATAACACAAAATGCGGCAGACACAACACAAATTTCTTTATCATTTGTTGGTTATAGCACATAGAGTGTAATAACATTTGGATGTCAAAATTAGAATTTAAACAATTAAACCATAAAATAAAATTTAAAGAAAGAAAATTTAATTTTACAGAAAATCAAATTGGATTTCTCAAAAAAGTTCTTGACCCAAGTTCTAAAGTTTTATTTTTAGCTGGACCAGCTGGTACGGCAAAGACGTATATGGCGGTTTATTCAGCCTTGCAAATTATGATGGACTCTGACCTTGAAAAGGGTATTCTGTACATTAGAAGCATAGCTGAAAGCGCTCAAAAAAGCATGGGAGCATTACCAGGATCTTTAGATGAAAAGTTTTCAATTTTTGCTGCACCATTTTATGACAAGATGGATGAAATGCTAAATGTCACAGATATAAGATTTTTAAGAGAAAAAAATATTTTTAATTGTATTCCTGTAAATTATATTCGTGGTGCAAATTGGAATGATACGGTTGTAATTATAGACGAGGCACAAAATTTTTCTTATGATGAATTAATTACCACATTAACAAGAATTGGAGAAAATTCAAAAATAATTATTTGTGGTGATATTATGCAAAGTGATATCAAAAACGGTGGATTTTCAAATATATTTAATATATTTGATGATCAAGAATCTATAGAAAATGGAATTATATGCGAAAGATTTACTACTGACGATATTAAAAGAAGTGATATTGTAAAATATATAGTATCAAAACTTGAGAATAATTAAAATAAATTTATTATAATTTATGGCAACTAAATTTTGTACAGATTGTGGTAAAAAAGTTGAATACAAATTCAATCCTCCTAATTTTTGTTCTGATTGTGGAAATGCATTTAATGCTTCTTATGCAAATGAAAAATCCCCAATTAGTAAAAAAGTTAAATCAATTGAAAAATTGAATGAAAATGAAACAGATGCAGAATTTGTCCCTAAGATTTCGAAATTAGAATACGAAATTGATACTTTTGGTTCAGAAATGCAACAAACAATAGGTTCACTTGGTGGCAAACAAGCTACAAGGCGAAGAAAAAATATTATTAAAAATATAAATGATTTATAATGCAAAGTTTCGAAGACAAGCTTCAAGAGATAGAGGTGGCTTTAGAACGCAAAAGAAAAAAGTGGGATCTCGACGCCTTAGCTTATGTTGATTATGACGACATAAAACAAACAATCATGAGCCACATATATAAGAAGTGGCATTTGTGGGATCAAACAAAACCAATAGAACCTTGGTTAAGTAGAGTAGTATCCAATCAGTTTAAAAATCTTTTGCGTAATTATTATGGAAATTATGTAAGACCATGCCTAAAATGCAAATATAATACTGGAGGAGACTCTTGTGCTATGAATAACAGTGGTATTCAGGATAATTCTTGTAAAGAATATAAAGACTGGGAATTAAAAAAGAAATCTGCTTACGATATTAAGTTGGCGGTTACAATAGAAAATCATACAAACGAAATAGGAGATAAAAGAGATAATTCATTAGATTTAGAATTAGCAACAAAGAAACTATCAAATGAAATACAAAAAGAACTCACTGAAAGACAATTTATAGCTTTTAAGATGTTGTTTGTCCAGAACAGAACAGAAGAAGAAGTTGCAAAGTTTTTGGGATTTAAAACAAACGAAAGAAAAAGGTCTGCTGGCTATAAGCAAATAAAAAATTTAAAAAAGATTTTTCAAGAAAAAGCCAAAATAATAATCAAAGAAAAAGATATTTTATGATAGATTTAACACAAGACCAAAAGGAACAAATTTTAAATGAGTTTGAAAAAGATCCGAGCATTATTAATATTACAAAAAAAATTTTTAATAATGATAGGTTGGATGGCAGATCTAAAGAGGGAAGAACTATAATTAAATTTTTGTCAGAAAACGGATTAAAAATTCAGACGACAAAACACTTAAAAGCTAAAGATATAAAATTAAATGTAGATCAAACTGAACAAATTATATCGATGGCTGAAAATGGGATGAATACTTCAGAAATTTCAGATATTTTATTTGGAAAAAAAGTGCAAAGACTCAGTAATGAATGGAGAGCTGTAAATGCAATATTGAATCAAAAAAGCGAGCAAGATGAAGATAATAATCAAACCAATGTTGGTAGTTATATTCCCCCTAATGCTTTATCAAGAATTATAAAAAAAATTAATGATTCAACTGGTTATGGACTTGAAGAAGGTCGAATGTCTAGAAATCAAAAAAACTGTTGCGATAAATTAAGAATTAATTTAAGTAATTCAAGACTTATTGCAATAATAAATAATTATTTAAACCCCATTGATAAAGAATTGTTTGAACAAGAGTTTATAAGATTAACTTGGGATAAACCAGATTTAACAGCCGATGAAATTAATCTTTATATGAATGTATCTAAAGAGATCATTAATCTTGAATTAATTACTGGGCATTTACAAAAACTAAACGATATGTTTGAAAGTGCGGATGATCAAGATGAAATGACCGTTAGGCTGGCAGAAATTATAAAAGCTAAAAGTTCTGAGTATCATCAGTGCGAATCTCGTATAGAAAATTTAACAAAAAAATTGCAGGGAGATCGAGGGGCTCGTTTAGCAAACAAACAAAAAGAAACAGCATCATTTCTTTCTATCGTGCAACTTTTCCAGGAAGAAGAGGAGCGAAAGAATATGGTTAGAATCGCAGAAATGCAAAAACAAATAATCAAAGAAGAGGCTCAGAGGCTAGAGGGCATGTCTGCTTGGAAGGCTCGTGTTTTAGGTATTGGGATTGACGATGTCTTATAAATGTAAAGAATGTAATGCAGAGTTCGAATCTGAAAAAAGTCTTCACGCACATTTAAAAGCACATAAGATGTATGTGGCGGATTACTATGTAAAACACTATCCGCGTTTTAACAAACTTAACGGCAACCCGTTACCCTTCAAAAAGAAAGAAGAATATTTCGAAAACGATTTCATTAATCGTTCACAACTTGTAAAGTGGTGCGACACCGCGCCAGCGGCGGAGGTTAAAGAGTACATAACCGAATTAGGTAAAAGAAGAATTGATAGAAAGGAATATAAAAACGCTCCGTTTTATTTAGAACTATTAAAGCGTCAGTTACCAGACTTAGACGTATACAAAAAACACTTTGGGACGTACACAAAAGCTTGCGAAGTTATGGGCGCAAAGCCCATCTTTCATAAAGGTATGCCCAAAGATTTTAACAATGATGTAGATGTCGAGGTGTTGATCGATACTCGAGAACAACAGCCATTAAAATTTCCTAAATCACAAATTTTAAAATTGGATTTTGGAGATTATACGCTGGGTGGAAATAATTTTTCAAATACATTTGTAGATAGAAAAAGCGCAGGAGACTTCTTGTCAACATTTGGGAGTCAAGTAGACAGGTTTAGAAGAGAGATGCAAAGATGTGTAGAGTTAGATAGTTATATGTATATTGTCGTGGAGAAGTCTTTGAATAAAATAGAAAAAGAAACTGTGTTTACTAAAGGAAGAAGGACTCCGAAATTAGGCTGGGTATTCTCTAATTTAATTTCTATTCAACATGAATTCGCTGGACACTGTCAATTTGTGTTTACAAATAGCAGAACGCATAGCGAAGAGATAATTCCTAAGTTATTGTATTTAGGCGATAAGTTGTGGGATGTGGATATTCAATATTTTTTAGATAAGGAGGCAAAATGAGTTGGGAGCCAGGAAATCAAAAACCTTTAAAAAGAGAGAATGTAAATGAAGAAATTTTAAACCTTGAAGGTTATTTAGATGACGTAAAGGCAAAAATTTTACTTTATAAGTTTTTAAAAGAAAATGTAACTTTTGCCACTGAACTTTTGACTGGTATAGAGTTATTTCCTTTTCAGCACATGGCGGTAAAAGCAATGATGGAAAATGATTACTTTTTAGGCATATGGTCTCGTGGTATGTCAAAATCATTCTCTACTGGAATATTTGCTTTATTAGATGCAATGTTAAATCAAGGTGTGCATATTGGAATAATATCAAAGTCTTTTAGACAGTCTAAAATGATTTTTCGTAAGATAGAAGATATATCGCAAGATCCTAAAGCTGAATTATTTAAACAATGTATAGGTAAGGTAAGTAAATCAAACGATGAATGGTCTATGCAGATTGGTAAAAGTCGTATTACTGCTTTACCACTTGGTGACGGTGAAAAACTTCGTGGTTTTCGTTTCCAGCGTATTATCATTGACGAACTTTTGCTTATGCCAGAAAAAGTTTTAAATGAAGTCATTATGCCGTTCCTAGCTGTTGTGGAAAACCCAACAGAAAGACAAAAAATTAAAGATGCAGAAGATGCGATGATTAAGGCTGGGAAAATGACAGAAGACGAGAGAACCGAATGGCAATCTAATAAAATGATTGGTTTGTCATCAGCATCTTATAAATTTGAATATCTTTATAAAATGTATCAATCGTATGAAAATATGATATTTAATCCTGGCGCAAAAAATAAAGGTAGAAGATGCATAATGCAGTTTTCTTACGATTGTGCACCTAAAGCCCTTTATGATGAAAATTTAATCAGTCAGGCAAAAGGTACAATGAGCCAGTCTCAAATTAATAGGGAGTTTAATGCTCAATTTACTGACGACAGCGCTGGATATTTTAAAATTAGTAAAATGGCTGATTGTACCATACCTGATGGTGAAGACCCCGCCATTGAAATATCTGGAGAGAGTAATGCTGAATATATTGTGGCATTTGACCCATCTTGGTCGGAATCTGATTCGTCGGATGATTTTGCGATTCAAGTTATAAAATTAATACCAGAGCAAAGAAAAGGTGTGTTGGTTCACAGCTATGCTTTACCAGGAACTAATCTTAAAAAACATATGGAATATTTTAAATATATTTTAGATCATTTTAATGTTGTTATGATTATTGGCGACTACAATGGGGGAGTTCAATTTATTAATTCATGTAATGAAAGCGATTTGTTTAAAAAAGAAAAATTAAAAATAGGAATATTTGAAGGTGATTTTAATAATCCACATAATTATGTAAAAGATTTAAAAGAAACCAGAAAACAATATAATTTAAATGCTAATGTTATATGTCACCTAAGAAAACCCGTTTCTGTTTGGATTAGAAATGCAAACGAAATGTTGCAGACCGCATTCGATAGAAAAAAAATATATTTTGCGGCCACAGCTATGGACGATAATTATTCTTTACAAAAGTCTAAAAAAATTCCAATTAAAGAACTAAAGTTTTCAAAATATGAAGATGAAAAAAATATTGGTGCAAAAATGATAGAATTTATTGAACACCAAAAAGATATGATAGATTTAACAAAAGCTGAATGTGCTTTAATTCAGGTATCTAGCTCTGCTGGAGGAACGCAGAGTTTTGATTTGCCACCAAACTTAAAAAGACAAAAAGGAGTGGACAAGGCAAGAAAAGACTCATACTCTGCTTTAGTTCTTGGTAATTGGGGTATGAATATTTATTATGATATGATGGATATACCCGAAGAACAAAATCAAGGATTTGTTCCAATGTTTATCTAAAAGTTAGAAAAGTAACTTTTAAAAAGTGTAACATACTTTATTATATAAAATGGCTAAAAGAAAATATACAAAAAAATCAGATTACTGGAATAAATTTAATAATTCTGTGAGCCAGGCATCTGAAGCCCAAGAGTCTGTTGAACCTGCAGCAATGGGCGAAGCTTATCATATTTCCCAGGGGTCGTACGGTAGATCTGGCTCTGTGAGCAATCTATCATCATCTAAAACAAGCACAAGAATCAATAGGTCTGCTGTTACGACCCCGATTAACAAATTTAGCCAGATCCGTGCTGGACTTTTACCTTATGAAATTTCTGGTGACGGAATTAATGTAAGGGACGCTATTGAACTTTGTCAAAAAGCGTATGCTAATGTGCCGATTTTTAGAAATACAATCGATATGATGTCAGAATTTGCTAATGCTGAAGTTTATCTTGAGGGTGGAAATGCAACATCTAGAGATTTTTTTATGAAACTTTTTGATCGAGTAAAATTGTGGGATTTAAAGGATCAGTATTTTAGAGAATATTACAGGAGTGGTAATATATTTTTATATAGACTAGATGGAAAGTTTGATTTAAATGATTTTAAGAAATTTTCTAAAATGGTAGAAGGAGATCCAAGAGAAAATAGATTTCCACTAAAATATATTGTTTTAAACCCTTTTGAAATTGTAGCAAAAAGAAGTACGGTGTTTAACACAAAGGATGGAGCTTATGCAAAAATTCTTTCCGAGTTTGATATGGAAAGACTTGCGAACCCAAAAAATGATTATGACCAAGCTGTTTTTGATGCACTTGATCCAGAAGATCAAAAATTAATTAAAAAAGGTGCATATTTTAAAGATGGTTTAAAAATAAATTTAGATAATTCAAAACTTGCTTACAGTTTTTACAAAAAGCAAGATTATGAACCATTTGCTATTCCATTTGGTTATCCTGTTCTTGAGGATATTAACGCCAAAATGGAAATGAAGAAAATGGACCAAGCAATCATGAGAACAGTAGAAAATGTTATTCTTATGATAACGATGGGAACTGAACCAGACAAGGGAGGTATAAATCCAAATAATGTAAAAGCCATGCAAACGCTTTTTCAAAATGAGTCTGTCGGTAGGGTGCTTGTGTCAGATTATACAACCCAAGCAGATTTTATTATACCCGATATCAACAAAGTTGTTGGATCACAAAAATACGAAGTTATTAATCAAGATATTAAAGAAGGGCTTCAGAATATTATTCTTAACGAAGATAAATATAGTGGCGCACAAATTAAAGCTCGCGTTTTTCTAGATAGGCTAAAAGAAGCTCGTGAAGCTTTTGTTAATGATTTCTTGCAACCAGAAATAAGAAGAATAGCTAAAGACTTA